GCCCTGCCGCCACAGTTTGTTCTATCATGGAAAAAGGCGCCGTCCGCACGCGGCCGAGATGATCGGCGCTCGGGGCCGTCCGCCCGCCGGCGGCTTGTCCGCGGCGTCGGAAGCCTCAGTTGCCGCGAGGAGGAACGCGCCATGCCCGTCTGCAAGACACTCGCCGTCACGGCCGTTGCAGCGCTGCTCGCGGTCCCTGCGGTGCCAGCGGGAGCGCAGATCGTCCGCATGGATACTGCGCCCTCCGCGACGCTTATCGACAGTGCCCAGTGGGGTCGTCCCGGTCACAGGTACGTCGGGGGGCCGGGCACGTGGACGCGCAGTTGGGGCGGGCCTGTCCGGGTGCGGCCGGTCGCTCCAGTGCGGCCCGTGTACGGCGGCTATTACGGCCTGCGGCGATACGGCTATTATGGCCGCCCCTATTATCCGCGCCCCTATTACGCCCGCCCCTACTACGCCCGCCCTTATTATGGCGACTACTATCGGCCATACTATTACGGCGGCTACTATCGGCCATACTATTACGGCGGCTACTATAGGCCGTATTACGGCTACGGCTACGATCCCGGCGCCGCGATTGCGGCGGGCATCTTCGGCCTCGCCGCCGGCGCGATTGCCAGCAGCGCCATCGCCGCGCCGCCGCGCCGTTACGATGCCGGGTGGGTGGCCTATTGCTCGCGCAAGTACAAGTCCTTCAACCCGCGCACCGGCACCTATCTTGGCTATGATGGGCGCCGACACGTCTGCCGATAGCAGGCCGAGGACAAAGCCCTTGAGGAAGAGCCGCCCATGCGCGGCTCCTGCATGCGCTGCAGGGCTTCTGCGCGTCCGCTTCAGTGCATCATGAAGATCGACGCGATGATGCCGGTTGCGACATTGACCATCAGGAAGCGACCGTCGACCTCGACCCAGCGATGGCCGCGCGGCGGCTCCTGAAGGCGATAACGGCGGTAGTCGCGGGCGTGAATTTCGCGGTGGCGATACTTCTTCCACTCGAAGCGCTGCCCCTTCGCCCAATGCGGCCGGCCGCGGCGGTGCTGCGGCTCGACATGCCGCGGATGCCGGTCGTGGTGCTCGATGCGCACGTCACGATGCTCGGTCCGGACATCGCGATACCTGTTGTGCGCGCCCGGGCGTTGGCTCCGCACGTCCCGGTGTTCGATATGGGCATCGGGGCCGCGGTGCAATGGATGGGGCTGGGCGACGGCCGCGCCTGAAACGACTATGGCGATCGATGCAACAAACAGGGCCATCTTTTTCATGAACATCTCCTCTTCTGCCCTCCGTCTTATGAGGATTGCCCTGAATGGCTCCTGAACGATGGAATTACTTTTTGGTAATATTTGTCCGGTTGCCACTCGCCGTAGCCGTACGGGCTGCCCTCGCATGTCGGCAACCTGGCACCGAGGCCTCCCGCGTGCCGGCGGGGGACGAGTTGCCCGTCGGGGACAAGCGCTCGCATCCCCCAAGATATCCACAGTAACCGAAGCGGATGAGGCCCGCACTTTACGGGGCTTTGTGTCCCCGATGCATCGTTCGAGCCGCGCGCCGCCAGAACTCCGGGCTTGCATTCCCGCGGCGAAACACCTAGAGAAACAACGCCCTTCGGGTGTCGGAGCGTAGCGCAGCCCGGTTAGCGCACTAGTCTGGGGGACTAGGGGTCGTGGGTTCAAANCCCGCCGCTCCGACCAAAAAACCTCAATATTTTCAATCGCCTGCAGAGACGCGGCCTCACCGCCACAAGGCCGGTTTGCAGCGGTTTGCAGTTTGGTTTGCAGAGATTCGCCAAATTTCGTTCTTGGAACGTGCCGCACGGCGGTGGCTTGGACATCGTGAGCGGTCAAACCAGAAGGCGCCAAGGGCGGGCCTCACGCCGTCATAGTCCCGGATATTGGGTCAAGCTTGAGCTGGGTTCTGGTCTCCCCATCGATCTTCCAAACTTTAATGCGGCAATGCTCAATGGCTTTGGGGATGAGTATAAAGCCCTTGGCAAATTTTAGTCCGTGGGCGACGCGGGCGTGCAAGCGATGTGCCCCGTCAATAAGCTGCGCCCGTCCCTCGTGCATGACAAATAGCACGGGCTCGTTGCGACGCTTCGGCGTCATGCGCGCGAGCGTCGCCTCGTCAAGCTCTCGCAACCGTATATGGTCGCGAAGGTTTTGGTCGATCGGAATGCGAATCGGCTTTGCGCTTGGCGGAACGAGCCTCCAAGCTTTCGAGACATTGATATTTCCAATGCCCTCTAGATAGACAGCCTCGTCCGTCGGCATGACGTTCTCGAAGTAGAGCCGCCCGGCTCGGCCCTCGGCTTCGTAGCCATTTTCAAGAATGCGAAGGGCGACACCACCCAACCGCAGTTCGTCCATCATGCGACCAACCTCAATTCAAATTTGGCGATCGCATTCTCGGCGAGAAGGCGCGTGCGCGCCAGATAGGTTTCGAGAATCTTATCGACGCTCTTCAACGTGTGCCCCGTGATCGAGGCTATTTCGGGCGTCGTGCATCCCGCCTCGGCGAGCATGGTAACGGCCGTGCCCCGCAGGTCGTGGAAGTGAAGGTCTTCCTTCAGGCCCGACGCCTCGAAGGCCGCACCCCAAGGCGTGCGGAAGCTTGGCTTCGTCCAAGGGCTTCCATCGGGGTCAACGAGAATGTGGTCGTCGAGGCCTGCCCGGTCGCCGTGCCGTTGCTTGAGGGCGTCAAGGGTCGTCTTCAGGGCTTTCGTGCATGGGATGTAGACCCGACGTTTTCCCTTGCTCTGAACAAGCCCAATCCCCTCACCGTCATACTGCTTCCACGTGAGCGAGAAGAGATCGCCCTTCCTCTGCCCCGTATGAAGCCCGATCGTGAGCGCGATTTGTACTTCGAAGGGCGAAGCCTCGTGCATCGCCTTGAAGTGCTCAGGAAGCCAAAGGATTTCCGAGCGATCGCCCTTATAGACGCGCTTGAAGGTCGCGATCGGGTTGCGCTCGATATGCTCGCGCTCGACGCCCCACGCCAGAATCTTCGCGAGCCGGGCGAGCTTTGCGTCGGCGGCTCGGGGCGTCTCTTGTGCAAGCTCGTCTTGCCATTCGAGAAATTCGGCTCGGGCGCCCTTCTGCTCGACGGCTTCGAGTTCCATGTCACCAAACTCGGCGACGATCGCGTTGACGTTGAATTGCTCGATCGCGCGCGTCGACTCGCGAAGGCCCGTCCAATCGGTCGACTTCTGGTAGGCCTTCACGAGCCATTCGATCGTCTTCTCGGGCGCCTTCGCCTTCGCGGCCTGACCGTCGGCGAATTGCTTATCCAAGCGCTCCACGGCCAGCAAAAAGGCAGCCGTCTCGGGGTCGTCCGGCAAACGCGCTCCTGTCGCGCGGTGATAATAAAAGGTCTTCTTCGACCCATCGGCGAGCCGCTTTGTGACCTTATTGACCCCCTTTATTCGCCTTACGCGCATCGCGCTTCCTCTTCCAGCGGTCGAGGGCCGTTTCGCCCGACTGATCCGATTTAATCGGCATCAAGCCGGACAGATTGTCAAGCGCAGCGTTGAGGCATACGCGATCCCAACGGCGCGTGCCGGCGATCGGGCCGGGCAAGCGCCCTGCCCTCACCCACTGCGAAAATCCGGCAGGCGTGAGCCTGCAAAGTTCGGCAGCTTCTGCCCGCGTCATGAGGCGCGAGGTCATCGCACCTCTCCCCTGATCCAGCCCCAAACAAAGACGCCAATGACAAAGGCACCGACGAGAAAGAAGGGCACGGCGAAGGCCAGCGCGAGTTCAAGGTTCGCGTCATGGATCGGCACGGCACGCCTCCCGAACCGTGTTCACAATCTGCTCGGCGATCGGCAGGATCGACCGGGAGATTTGGGCCGGGCGGACACCGCGCTCGACGAGGGCACGCGTGATAGCATCGTCGTCGGACGGATCAACGTCGGCCTCGACGATGACATAGGCGAGCTTCCCCGCCGTGAGCGGACGATCAAGCTGCGACATCGAAAAGCAACTCCTGATCGGGATGGATGAATGCCCGACGAGCGCGCTTCGCCGGCAATTTGACGACGGGCTCGGACTCCGGGCGCGAGGTCGCGTCGAGCCGGGCATGAACCCCGGCGACAATTTCGGCGAGCGCCTTCACGGCTTCCGGCATGCTCAGGCCAAGGCGATCGGCGATCGGCGTCAGCCCCTCGACGACCTCGGGCGGAAGGACTGCAGCGCGAGGGACCGGCAGGAAATCGAAGCCCAAGACCGAAAGGATCGCCTCGATATTGGACAACGACGGCGCGTTCTTGTGCCGCCACGCCTTCAGCGTCGTCCGCAGCACGCCCGAGCGATATTCCATTTCGTCGTAAGTGAAGCCCTGCCGCGCCATCTCGGCGAAGATGAGCTTCACATGCGGCCCGGCTCGCTCGGGAATCGAGACGGAAAGGCGACGAGGCTTAGGCTTGGGTCCGCGTCGGGTCATTCTGCCCCTCCGTTGCAAGGCGGCCCGAAACCCGCATCGGCATGACAACGCCTATCGTGTCGGGCTCGCTATCGGCACTGAAGCGGATCGGCGCGCCATGTCCGGCGAGCGAGAGGCGCACGCTCTCAGACCTGAAAGTCGCCAGCATCGCCTTCAGGTATCGAGACGAGAGTCCGAACGGCGACACGTCGCCTTCAAACTCGGCGTCGACCGTAGCGAAGCCGTCACCTTCGCCGCCGTTGCCGGCCGCCAAGGCCAATCCCGTGGCGGCCGGCGCGGCTTCGAGCTTATTCCCCTGATCCTTCGTCGCGAATGTTTCGAGCAGGGCCACGGCTGATCCCGCCGAGGACTTGTCGAGCAGCACGCAATTGGGTGAGAGCGCCGGGATAACGCGCTGATAATCGGGATAGGTGCCGTCGATCAGTTTCGAGGCAAGGCGCGTGGTCGCGCCCTCAAAGACGATGTGCAGCTTCGAAACCGTGAGTCGCACCGACTCCTCGCCACGGAAGAGGCGAAGCGCGGCGGCGACGGTCGCGGTCGACACGATCACGCCCGGCATTGACGCGGCGCCTTCGGGCAGATCAACGGCGACCGCTATCAACGCGCTGCCGTCCGTCGCCGTGGCGCAAAGACGAGCCTCGTTCTCCCAATCGCGAACATGAAGATAGGCGCCGTTCAGGTAGTAGCGCGTCTCTTCCGTCGACGCGACCGTGATCGCCCGAGCGAGGAGCCGGTCGAGATCGGCGCCAGACATTGCGAACGAGGCCGCAACCTCCTTCCCATTGCCCTCAATCGACGGCATGTCGCTGACCGGCAGGGTCGGCAGGCGCGAGCGCGAGCGGCCCGCCTTCACGATCAGGTCAGCGCCTTCGAGCGCGATCAAGATTTCCACGCCGCGCGGCAGGCGATCGACGATCGTCTTCAGCTTGTCGGCGTCGACGGTCGTCTCGCCCTCGACCTCGACATTCGCGGCACCGAGGGACTCGGCCTGCATTTCAAGGTTGGTCGTCGAGACAGCGAGTGTGCGGTTCCGCGCGACAAGGCGGGCATGCTTCAGGATCGGAATGACCGAAGTCCTTTCGGCCGACGAGCCGCCCTTCGCCATGAGGTCGGCGAGGTCATTTCGAGAGATGGTCAGCTTCACGGGTTGCCCCCAACGGCTTTGCGATAGGCGGCGTCGCACTCGGCGACGCTCGGGAATTTCGGGTTGAGGAAGAGATCGAGACGACGAAGCGCCTCGTCGCAGAGATCGGCCCGCAATAGGCCGTCTATTTCATTGGCGAATGGCGTATGCCCGCCTTCAACGAAGAGCAGGCGCCGGGCCTCGCGAACGTCGCCCTCGGCGATCAGGCATCGGACCTGACCGAGGCTCATGCGGCGGCCCTCAGATCGAAAACAGACACGCCGCACGCGCCTAGAGAGGCGATGAAAAGGCGGCAGGATTCCGCCATGCCAAGCGGGAGAAGGTCGCGGCCGTCAGACGGATACGGAAGCCGCCAATCGTTGTCCGCAGCCATGAGGTTGCGCTGCTCGATCGCAAGCGCGGTCAGGTCCGCTCGCTTCACCTCTTCCCGCTCTTCGTCCGTCGGAAGGGCGATGCCGGCCTTCAGATAAATCAGGGCCTCAATGCGTCGCTCGATCGCGTGCAGCGCCACGTCAAAGACCGGGCCGATCGTGGCGCGAAGCGATCGCTTCATGGGCGAGCTAATGTCGCCGATCAGATACTCGGGCGCGTCATGCAAGAGGCCGTGAATGCGCAACGGCCGGGGCAGAAGGTCCGCGACCAAGACCGAGTGCTGAGCGATCGTGAACGGGGCAATCGTGTGCCCGTCGTAGCGGGTCGATCCCGCCAACGAGTGCGCAATGTCCACGAAATCAATGTCGTCGGCCGTGGGCTCAAGAATGTCTACGAGCCGGCCGGAAAACGTCTCTTTATCGGTCGGCCTCGCGACCGTTCGGCGAAGGGGCTGCATCGTCCGTTGCTCCGATGGGATGCAACGGACGATAAAGGAGTCATTCTAGATCGTCAACGGATTGCGACGGATATCAACGGATCAGCGAACGCGAGCCGCGAACCGATCAGCCCTCAAACGAGGCCACAATCCTGTGTATTGTCTTGATTTCAGCGCGGGGGATCGTCCGTCTTGAGAGGTCTTCGATGGCCTCGACCTCGATCCCGGTTGATGTGATCCCGATGACCTTCCGAATTATGGCCCTATCGTCCTGCATGCGAATCACGGCGAACGAGCGCGGCGCCACGGGTTTGCGCGTGCTCACAACGACGACTTCACCCGGCAGGTACCGAGGTGCATTCGCCCCATCTGCGACCGATACCGCATAGGCTTGAGGGTCAAGTTCGACCACAGCGGCCGGGACGAATCTGACGGCTTCTTCGTCTACCATAGTGAAGAAACCGTCGGGGTCCGTCAGATTGGCGGTATAGAGCGGGAGGGCGCGCGCTGCCGAATCCGTCTCGCCTCGCCCCCCGTGTCCGTTGGCTTGAAGCGGCTCAACAGCGACATGCGCCCGAAGGGCCTCTTGTGTCCCCTGCAAATAACCCAAATCGCACCCGAGCACGTCCGCCAGTAGAGCAAGGCGCGTCGTGACAGGGTTCTTCGACTTTCCGCTGAGCAGGTCGTTCACATAGGAAAGCCCTAGCCCGGCTCTACGGCTTGCTTCATTCGCAGACATGCCGGTCGCGGCAAGGCGCTCTCTGATTCTCTGCTTTATCGTCTCAAGCGCGGGCATTGTGGATTCTTTGCCTCCGGTTCCAGCGTATGAGGGTACGGCGCTCATCATTATACTCCCTGCTAGGGCATTCCGCCGGATCATTCCACCGGTAACGCCCGATTGTCCGCGCGGCTCAATCCCTTGCGCATCCGACTTTGCGCGCGCCGCTTCCGACCCTCGTGCATTCCGTCCGTTGACAAGCGACGGACGAATCCGTTAGCACTTGAGCAACGGGGCCGATCGGCCTTGGCCAAATCTCCGATTAAATCGGATGTGTCATCTTCCCTAGTGACCATGGGGAGGTGAGTCAATGTCCCTTTGCCAATCTTGGTTAACGCATGCTGACGACCTCCTCCGCAAGCGACGTGCTCGCAGAAAACGAGCGGCTAAGGCATGAGAACGAAGCCCTCAAGTCTACGCTCGTCGCCAGTGATCTTGCGGCGCCGTCCGATTGGCGCCTGACACAAGTTGAGCAGACGATTTTTCAAATCCTGCTCAAGAGCGAGGTCGTCACCAAACAAACGATCATTCAATTGCTTTACGGAAGCGCCGCGACGGCGTCGTCCGCAAAGAACATGGACGTTTTCATTGCCCGCATTCGTCGGAAGACACGGTCCGCGGGCGTGAAGATCGAGACGATCTTCGGGGTCGGGTATCGCCTTCTCGACCGCGAGGCATGGCTGAAGGCGCTCTAGAAAGGATTGCGCGAGTGGCAATCTCCCTCTCATCAATCAAGAAGGTCACGACCTCGACGGCGCCGTTTTGCGTCATCTATGGCGTGCCCGGCATCGGCAAGACCGCTCTTGCGGCCGAGGCGCCGGATGCCGTTTGGCTTCAGTTTCAGGGCGAGAACCCGCCTGTCGGCGTCGAGCTTCAGGGTTGGAGCGACCTCACCTCCTACGAAGAGGTTGTCGACGCGATTGGTGCCCTGATCTCGGAGCCTCATGACCTCAAGACGCTCGTGATCGACGCGGCAACCGGCCTCGAAACCGCTATCCAGAAGGAAGCGTGCTCACGCAATGGTTGGAAAACCATTGAAGAGCCCGGTTACGGCAAAGGCTATGTCGTGGCCTCGGCGATTTGGACGGAATTGCTTGACGGCCTCAACGTGCTTCGGCGCGAGAAAAACATGACGATCATTCTGATCGGCCATTGCGAAATCTTCCGCTTCGACTCGCCGACGACCGATCCCTATTCGCGATACAAGCTCGACATTCACAAGAATGCCCTGCCGCAGCTTGAATCCGGCGCGGACCTGATCGCCTTCCTGAACTACCGCGTCACTCTCAAAGAGAAGGACGTCGGCTTCAACAAGAAGGTCGGCCACGCCGAGGGTGGCGGTGCGCGCGTGATCTACGTCGAAGAGCGCCCCGGCTTCATCGCCAAGAACCGATACGGCATGCCCCCTGAGCTTCCTTACAAGCGGGGCGAGGGTTGGGCCACGCTCGCGAAATACCTCCCCACGGCGGCCGAGTAGCGGTCGCCTCCCCCTTTCCTGTCAACGTGGAGAACTAGCGTGGCATCCTTCAGTTTCAACGCGAACGAGGTCGATCCTTCATCCGGCGCCGGGGCGATCCCGGCCGGAGACTACGAATTGCACTGCATCGAAGCTAACCTGAAGCCCAACTCGAAGGGCACTGGCGAGCTTCTTGAACTGACCTTCGAAGTCCTGTCGGGTGAGTACGCCAGTCGGAAGATTTGGGAGCGCCTGAACGTTCGGCACGACAACCCGATCGCGCAGAAGATCGGGCAGGAGGCGCTTTCCGCTCTCTGCCATGCAATGGGCGCCCTTCAGGTCAACGACACCGAGGAGCTTCTTTGGAAGCCGTTCGTCGCGAAGGTCGCGATCGAACCATACAAGAAGAACGACGGGTCGGACGCCGAGCGCAACCTCGTGAAGAAATACTACTTCGAGCAGCCGTCGGCCCCGCCCGAAGGCAAGCCCGAGCCGTCGCGCGCCGCCCCGAACCCGTCGACGGCGCGCTCTACCGGCAATGGCGGCTCGGCCCCGAGCAGGCCGGTGACGGGCGGCGCGAACGTCCCTTGGAAACGCAGCGCGTAATAACGCGCTCGCGAGACCCGCGTCGGGGAAATCCCGACACGCTTGAAAGCGCCGCCTCGGATGCAAACCCACAGAGTCCGACAGGCGGAAGAGCGGCGATGATCGGTCAGTAGGCCGACGCGGGTCACTCCCCAAACCGACTGACGTCCCCAACGCGCCAATTCGGCGCGAACGCCCGAGGCTTGTCCGATGGCTCCGCTCCCCAAGCCGATCAATCACACGGTCGACGCGATCTACAGCGCGCTCGCGGCGGCCCGAACGAATACCTATGAAGGCCTCGGAATCTCGATTTCGAACCTCGGCGACGAGTGCGAGCGCGCTCTTTGGTATGGGTTCCGCTGGGCAGCCCCGCCCGAGAAGATCGACGGGCTGAAGGCGATCACCTTCGAGACCGGCGAAATCGAGGAACAACGCCTTCTCAACTCGCTCCGCCTGATCGGCGCCGAGGTGCACGACGTCGACGAGAACGGCAAGCAATTCAGGTTTTCGGCAGTCGCCGGCCACGTTCGCGGCAAGAGCGACGCTGTTGTGAAGGGCATTCCCGAGGCCCCTTCGGCTTGGCACATGACCGAGTGCAAGTCGATGAAGGAAAAGTATTTCAAGGACGTCGTCAAGAAGGGCGTCAAGGCCGGCTATTATGCGCATTGGGTCCAGTGCAACACATATGCCTATTTGGCCGGCACCGATCGTTGCCTTTACATCTGCCGAAACAAGAACACGGGCGAAATTCATACTGAGCGTTGGGCGACTGACAATGAAGAGGCCATTCGCCTGATCGCTCGCGCTGAGCGGATCATTAGGGCGACCGAGCCCCCGCCAAAGCTTCACGAAGACCCGACGGCGAAGACCGCGTTCAAATGCGGCTACTGCCGGTTCAAGGCAACTTGCCACGAGCGCGCCTTCGCTCGCGCGCACTGCCGCACCTGTATTCACGCGACGCCCGAGCAGCACGGCGACGCCGCATGGTCGTGCGCCCGTTGGGCGAAGCCCCTCGGCATGGACGAGCAGCGGCAAGGTTGCGGCGCTCACCTCTACATTCCGGCGCTCGTGCCCGGCGAAATGCTCGACGCCGACGAAGAGGCCGAGACCATCACGTATCGCCTGGGCGACGGCCGGAAATGGGTCGACGGCTCGGGTCAGCCGACCGAGGGCGGGCGCCGATACTGGCATCACCCGGAAAGCTCTTGCGTCTTCACGACCGAGAACGGCGAGCAGGCCGGAACCGACGGGCTTGTCGAGGAAATCGACGCCGACGAGTTCGCGCGCCTCTCCGCTCTCTACGCATCCGACAATCCGCAACCCTGAAGGGGCTCGACCATGCACGTCATGATCGACATTGAAACGCTCGGCACGAAGCCGGGCTCAGTCATCGCCTCGATCGGCGCCGTTGTGTTTGACGCCGCCTCGGGCGCGATCTTCGAAGAGCGTCATACGACGATCGACGTCGCCAGCGCTCAGGCGTTCGGCCTAACGATCGACGCCGAAACCGTCCAATGGTGGATGCAACAGCGCACCGAGGCGCGCGTCAGCACCTTCGCCGGGCAAGACAACCTTCCCACTGCCCTTCTGCACCTCACTGATATCGTCGGCCGCGCGCGCAAATTATCGTCTGACGGCACGTTGCGCGCGTGGGCACATTCGCCGGCCTTCGACCTCGTGCTTCTCGAAGCCGCCTATGTGGCGGCGGGGCTCCTGCACCCGTGGACGCATCGCGAACCGCGCGACACGCGCACGCTCTATGACCTCGCAGGCGTCAACCCGAAGGACTTCATGGGCGCCGGCACTGCGCACAATGCGCTCGACGACGCGCGGGCTCAGGCGCTCGCCGTGATCGAGGCTTATCGCCGGATCGGGAGGGCCGCCTAATGCCCGTCCCCTTCATGAAGGCGGCCGAAGGACAGTGCCGCTTTCCCCTTTGGGAGCATCCGGCCGAGCGCAAGCTTTATTGCGGCAAGCCCGTGAAGCCCGGCTCGTCGTTCTGCCCGGCGTGTCACAATCGCGTCTATATCCGCGTCGCCATGCGCCCGGTTGCAACCGGCGACCTGTCAGTGCGCCGCGAACGCAAGCGCGACGATGATCCGGTCGAGTTGACCGAGGTCTTTGCATGAGCGCGGCTATTCCCTCCCCGCTCGTGCCTCCGGTTGATGGCTTTCCGGTCATCCTTAGTGATCCGCCTTGGACCTTCGAGACATACTCGGAGAAGGGCAAAGAGTTCTCGCCCGAGCGGCATTACAAGTGCATGACGCTTCCTGAGATTAAGGCACTTCCTGTTGCCGACGTTGCCGCTCGTGACTGCGTCTTGCTCATGTGGGCAGTCGATCCGCTGCTCGACAAAGCTTTCGAGGTCATTCGCGCGTGGGGCTTTAAATACAAGACCGTCGGCTTCTATTGGATCAAGAGCAGCCGGGGCCTGAAGCTTCACAAGGGCATGGGCTATTGGACCCGTGCCAACCCCGAGGTTTGCCTTCTCGCGACGCGGGGCAAGCCCAAACGCGTCTCGGCGAATGTCGACCGAACGGTGATCGCTCCGCTCGGCCGGCACTCGGAAAAGCCGCATGTCATTTACGACCGGATCGAGCGGCTTGTCGCCGGGCCTTACCTCGAAATGTTCGCCCGCTACGGACGTCCCGGCCCGTGGTGGCAATGGGGCAATCAAGTCGGTCTGCTCGGCGGCGCCCCTAAACCCTTCGACCTTTCCTCCGAGCTTCCGGCGATCGTCGCCGAGCCCGTTCAACCATCATTCGAGGTCGCGTGATGGCGCTTGAGCTTCGCTTCTATCAGCGCGCGGCGGTCGACTCCCTCTATGCATATTGGGGAGAGAACCCCGACGGGTCGCCGCTGCTCGAATTGCCGACAGGCGCCGGAAAGTCGCTCGTGTTGGCGACGCTCGCGCAGGAGTTCATTCAAGCCGAGCCGACAACCCGGATCGTGCAGGTCACGCACGTCAAGGAACTGATCGAGCAAAATTATAAGGAATTGATCGGCCTTTGGCCGTGGGCGCCAGCCGGCATCTATTCGGCGTCGCTCGGCCGCCGCGAGGCCGCCGCGCAAATCCTGTTCGCCGGCATTCAAAGCGTCTACTCGAAGGCCGATCGGATCGGTCATGTCGACGTGCTGCTCGTCGACGAGGCGCACCTGATCCCGCCCGACTCCGCGACTATGTACGGGCAATTCATCGCCGCGCTCAAGACGATCAACCCGAACATGCTCATTGTCGGCTTGACGGCGACGCCGTACCGGCTCGATTCTGGCCGGCTCGACGAGGGCGACGACCGGCTATTCGACAAGACGACATACGCGATCACGATCCGCGAGCTTATCGATCTCGGCTTTCTCACGCCGCTCATATCGAAGGCGACGGCGACCTCGCTCAGCGTCGCGGGCGTGGCACGGCGCGGTGGCGATTTCGTCGGCTCGGCGCTTCAGGCGGCCGTCGACAAGCACCCGATCACAAAGGCTGCCGTAGACGAGATTGTCGCCTATGGCGCCGATCGGAACGGCTGGCTCATGTTCTGCTCGGGCGTTGAGCACGCGCACCACGTCGCCGACGAGTTCCGCGTGCGTGGCTTCTCGGTCGAAGCAATCGACGGCGGCATGAAAAAGGCCGAGCGCTCTCGCCTGATCAACGACTTCAAGGCGCGCAAGCTCCGGGGCCTCACCAACGCGAACGTGCTCACGACCGGCTTCAACGCGCCGCACGTCGACCTGCTCGCCATGCTTCGGCCGACTCTCTCGACGTCGCTCTACGTGCAAATGGTCGGTCGAGGAACCCGCTGCATCGGCGCCAACATCGAAGAAAGCATCCGCAACGGCAAGGCGAATTGTCTCGTGCTCGACTTCGCGGGCAACGTGCGCCGGCACGGTCCCGTTGACTGCGTCGAGGTGAAGAAGCCCGGCAAGGGCGACGGCGAGGCGCCCGTGAAAGAGTGCCCGACATGCCGTTCCATCATCCTTGCGGGGCTTCGGGAGTGCCCCGATTGCGGGCATGTCTTCGAGCGCGACGTCGAGAAGAAGATCGTCGCCACCGCCGCCGCCGCGCCGATCCTGTCGAAGGGATCGCCCGATTTCGTGAAGGTCACGCGGCGCACCTTCTATCGGCACGACAAGCCGGGGGGAAAGCCGTCGATCCGCGTCGAGTATCTGTGCGGCCCGACGCTACACAAGGAATGGATTTGCCCCGAACACGACGGCTTCGCGCGGCGGAAATTCGAGCAGTTTTGGCGCGAGCACGGCGGTGCCTCGCCTCTGCCCGCGACGATCACGGAAGCGCTCGCCCGTGTGCCTGAGCTTCGCGAGGTCGCCGAGGTCAGGATCAAGCCAAGCGGCAAATATTGGGAAATCTGCGGCCGAAAGCTCGCGCCGCGCGAGGAGCAGTCGCCGGTTTCGATCACGAGCTTCGTGAAGCTCCCCGACGAGACGGCGGGCGGAGACGTCGCCAAGGCGTTCGCTGCGGTCAAGGCAGCGACGGCCTATGCCGACCTCGACGACGACATTCCGTTCTGAGGGCAACGGCATGAACCTGCGCCGCAACCCGAGCTTCGTCGCGATCGCCGACTTCCTGAACAGGCATGGGATCGGCTTCGATCTCGGCCGCTGCGCCAAGCACCCGGCCGTGATCCTGAAGACCGACCCGCCGTTGAAATTCGCCTTTCCCGGCACGGCGGG